ATGGACGCGGTATTCGGTGAGGGCACTTGCCAACGCCTGTTTGGAAACACGTTCAATCCAGACGCTTACGGTGAACTAATCAAGGCTATTTTGACACACATTTCAAAATACCGTGAGAAGAAACTGCAGGCTGAACTGAAAAAAAATCCAGGCAAAAAGGTAATGAAATAAGTTGAAGAACTTTCTGATCGAGCAGTTTCCTGATGCAATCGAGATTGACGGTGAAGTATATGCCGTCAATACTGATTTTCGTGTCGGGTTACAGATTATGGCTGACTTTGAGAATCCTGAGTTTGACCAGGATGAGAAGGGCTATCTAATGCTCAATCGGCTTTATCGTGATTTGCCAGATGACAGGGACGGCGAGTTTTATCAGGAAGCGTTATCAAAGGCGACTAAATTTCTGAACGCTGGCGATGAGGCAGGACAAGACGTTGACGGCAAACCACGGCTTTACTCGTTTGACAAAGACGCACGGTTGATCTATTCTGCTTTCTCACAGACTCACGGTGTAGACCTGCAAACAGCCGATATGCACTGGTGGAGGTTTATCGCTCTCTTCATGGATTTGGGGGCAGATACGGCTTTCAATTCTATGGTCAACCTACGGAAACGTTATCACGAAGGCAAGTTGACCGATGAAGAAAAGAAATTGGTAGCGCGGTTAGGCAATGATTTTCTACTTGAGCAGGAAGAAAGTTATGAGCCGCTTGACCCTGATGAAATTGCATTTATTGAACTTTTACCAGAAGAAGACCAAAAGAGGTTTTGGGAAAGCAGGAAACGCTAATGGCGTATGATGGCAGTATACGGATTAATACAAAAATTGACGGCAAGGGCTTCAACACTGGCATAAAGAGAATGATGTCCAGCCTGGGAAGCCTGACCGCTGCGATTGGTGTTGCTTTAAGCGTGGCGGGTCTGGTCAACTTTGGCAAGAAAAGCGTAGAAACTGCTATGCAAATGGAAGCAGGTTGGCAAGGCTTGAGTTATATGGCAAGAGCCTACGGCAAAGACATCAACCAAATCTCAGAGTTTTTGCAGGACTACACAAAAGACGGTTTAGTGCCAATGATGAACGCACAGCAAGCCTATAAGAACATGCTTGCCCGTGGGTACGACACAGAACAGCTTGAAAAGATGCTGCTGATTATGAAAGACAGCGCAGTTTATCTTCGCAAAGGGCAGTTGAGCATCGGCGATGCAATCGAGAAAACCACAATGGGCTTGCGGACAGAGCGATCTATCCTGACCGACTCCTCTGGTATCGAAAAGAACATGTATAAAATGTGGCAAGCCTACGCAAAGGAAATGGGAACAACCATTTCGGCTTTGACGGAAGAGCAGAAACTTATCGCCGAGTTCCAGGGTTTCATGGAAGAGGGCGCGGTTTATGCTGGGGCTGCCGCTGAGTACACCCAAACTTACGCTGGTCGAGTGGCGCAATTAACCGCAGCAATGGTCGGTTTGAAGGTGTCCGTGGGTAACATGCTCATCCCATTGCTGAATGCGATGCTGCCGAAAATTATTGAGATAGTACATTGGTTTACCCGCCTTTTCAACATCGTTGGGCGCGTGTTGAACTTATTATTTGGCACAAACGTTGGGGCAATAGACGCTATAGCTGAAGGGACTGAAGATGCCGCAGATGCACAGGACGCGTTGGCTGATGCGACTGGCGAGGCGGGCAAGGCGGCTAAAGGTGCATTGGCTGCGTTTGACAAGTTGAATGTACTGGCACAACCAAAAGCAGCGAGCGGTGCTGGTGACACAGACTTAGGCTTGCCAGAAGAAGAGGAAGACGGTGGTGCGCTTGGCAAGATTGGGAAAGCACTTGATGAGTTAGAGATAAAGATTGCGGCTTTCAAACAGAACTTGCTTGCTTTCTTCGCACCATTACAAGAGCCGTTTAATCGCTTGAAAGAGGCTTTTCTGACCTTAGGCGCGACCATCGGTACTGGCTTAGGCTGGGCGTGGGAAAACATCTTGCAGCCATTTTTCACCTGGATAGTCCAAAGCGTTGCTCCCGTTGCTCTTGACATTATTTCTGGAGCACTTGGTGTCCTAAACGAGATTTTGATTGCAGTTTCTCCGTTGTTTGTCGCTCTGTGGGAGAACGTACTGAAGCCGTTAGGGGAGTGGGCTGGCGAGGCGTTTATCCAAGCCCTGACTTGGATTTCAGAAAAACTTACGGAGCTAAGCGATTGGATCAGCACTCACCAGGAGACAGTTCAGACAATTGCAACCATCTTAGGAAGTTTCGCCGCAGCATGGATTCTCGTGAACGGCGCGATTGGTATTTGGAGTGGAATAGCTGCTATAGCCACGAGCGTAACAACTGCGTTTGCTGGTGCGGTTGCGTTTCTGACATCGCCAATAGGGTTGGTGGTTTTGGCAATTGGGGCGGTAATTGCAATTGGTGTGTTACTGATCCAGCATTGGGACGACGTAAAAGCCTGGGCGATTAGCACCTGGGAAAAGATCAAAGAAGTTTGGGGTGTAGTCGCAGGCTGGTTTAACGAGAAGGTAGTTGAGCCACTAAAGGCGTTCTTTGCTCCAATAGCTGAATGGTTTTCAACCAACGTTACTGATCCACTGAAAGAGAAGTTTGCAAACCTTGTCGAGAAGTGGACTGAACTCAAAGACGTGATCAAAGAGAAGATCATTGACCCTGTAGTAAAATTCTTTGAGGAAACCCTTAAGCCGCTGATTGCAGCCGTCCTGGACTTTCTGAAGGATTACTTTGCTGAAGTTTGGGAGGGCATAAAAGATGTCATATCTACAGTGATTGGTGCAATCGGTTTGATTTTCGAGACACAGCTTGAGTTTTGGAAAGGCATTTTTTCAGGTGTCTTCGAGGCTATCGGTGGAATTATCAAAGGTGCGTTGGAGGTTATTACTGCGGTAATAGGGACGATCATTGACGTAATCGCTGGGATTATCACCTTCCTGACTGGTGTGTTTACTGGCGATTGGGACAAAGCCTGGCAGGGTATCAAAGACATCGTGATTGGCATTTGGGACGGGATTGTTGGTGTAATCAAGGGCGCAATCAATGGGATCATCGGGTTTATCAACGGGATGATCAATGGCATTGTATCTGGAATCAACAACGTAATCGGCGTGCTCAATAATCTGAATATTGAAATCCCCGATTGGATTCCATTTTGGGGCGGAAAGACTTTTGGCTTCAACCTACAAGCCCTTACTGCCCCGCAAATTCCTTTACTTGCCACTGGCGCAGTTATCCCCGCCAATGCGCCGTTCGCGGCAATCCTGGGCGACCAGAAGTCTGGTACGAATGTCGAAGCACCGCTGAAAACCATTGAGCAAGCTGTGGACAATGTGCTGGCACGGCGGGGGCTTAATACTGGTACAGACAATGGGTTGATCCACAACGTTATCAAATTGGACGGGCAAGTCTTATATGATGCGTTTAAGAAAATTGACAAGCGCGTTGGCAGAAGCATGATTGCAGGGAGCGGTATACGATGATAGTGATTGACGGCACTTCTTACGACATCCCAATCAAGTCCATTCAAGGTAAAGCGGATATGCTGGACAAATATGCCGAAAGAACTTTGGACGGCGTACTCCATCGTGAGTTGATTGGTGTATACGACAACTATGAAATCGAGTTTGCGGCAACCTATCGGAATCCAACAGTTTATTCTGACCTTTGGTTTAAGTTGACTGAGCCAGTGCCCTGGCACACCGTTACATTTCCTACTGTCTTTGGTGACCGTGCGATTGTTGGTTATTTTGCCAATACTTCACACGATATTTCAAAACAAAAAGATGGGACAACATACTGGAAAAATCTGACAACTTCTTTTGTTTCCCGTGAGAAGAGACCATAGCAATGTCTTATACCTACCCGATTGTCACTCTTAGCATTATGAATGATACCATCGTGTTTCAAGACACCGATGTAATTGAGGCAGAAGTCACGCAGGAAATCCATCCGATTGGGATTGAAGTTCCTGCTTCAAAAGCAACGATTAGAGTATGGCTTGATGATGAAATTGTGGATGAAGAGGGTAGAACGCTAAGGGATAAGTTTAGACCTTTTTCAGACGGGATTTATTACCAATCCATGACCACAGGCTTGATAGTGGATGTCAGTGAGCGGATAGTCGATGAAGACAACTCAATTGACACAGAGCATTTTGTTGGTCGGTTTTATCTCGAAGGGTGGAATACCACAAAAGAAGGTGAACTCGAACTCGATTGCACTGATGCCGTTGGTCTTTTGGAAAACACAACTTATTTAGGGAATTTCTATGAGACACCGACACGCGCTGACGTAATTCTTGCAGATATTTTTAATAATGTTGACTTGCTTTATTCTGTGGAAACAGGTATCGCACAAAAATATTTGAAAGGCTACATCCCTGGGGACATCACTTTACGTGAGGCTTTGCAGCAAGTGCTGTTTGCTTGTGGGGCTTTTGCTATAACAGAAAAGAACGAAATTGATATTGTATTTCTCAATATCAAAAGTGGAAGACTGCCGATTGCCAATCCCGTTTACCCTGGCTACTACTATGAAGAAGAAGGCGAAACAGAGCCTGTTTCGACATATGATGGTGATGCCTGGTATACCAATGTTCTTCTGGACACAATTGTCACAAATGAAGAAAAGACTGATTCGCAGGAGCTCAATATTTTGCAGTTAGTCACTGGTGTCGAAATCACAAGTCACGACTATTCAAAAAGCGAAACACTTGAAGAGATATACAACGCTTATCTTGCCCCAGGCGAATATATGGTTGTTTACGATAAACCGTACTGGCATGTCGAAGCGTCTGGTGTTGGTGACAGAATTACTTATCTTGGCACAACAACACCAACAAATGATGACGGACAAGATGAAGTTCTTGTTTTCCCTTATTCTGGCGCAACATATCCTGATGTGACGATTCTTACAACTTATGGCGAATTTGAGTTTGGCGTAAATTATGTCTATCTATATGTGCCAGAGCCAGGCGGAACGGCAGTGGTTAGTGGCAAACCCTGGTTGGATGCAAAACAAAATTTCATCTGGGTGAATCCAGCTGGAATAACATCGTATGAAGAGGGTGCGGTTTATGATGACCCACTTGCCTTATATAATGATGCGGTCTATTACCGTGACTGGAACACCTATGCCCCACCAAATGTTTGGAAAATTACCAATGCTACACTTGTGCCTTTTAATAAATCTGATGCTGAGGTGACTGTAGAAGAAGTCTTGGCGAGAGTCGCAGAATACGCAAGTTTGCGCTATCAGCAAAAGGCTAATTTGTTTCCACGGACAGACCTTGAGTTAGGCGAGATTGACATTATCGAATCGCTTTATGGCAAAAGCGTGGTAGGCGTTGTGGAGCGTATAAATAGCGATTTAACTGGCGGCTACCTGATTGATGCTGAGTTTATTGGAGTCGAAAGGGTGACGGTATAGAAGGAGTGAAAATTTATGGCTGAGCCTTTAACTAAGAAAATTAATGATTTACCCGAAATGGGTGTCGTAGCAGCGTCTAACGACAAATTGCTGATGCTTGATGTGAGCGAGAGTGCTGTTAACATGACAAAGTTAGTGCCGATGAATTTGCTTTCAATTCACACGGCATCGCAACTTGCCGCAAATACGGTGGGCAGTTCTCAGATAAAAGCAGGCGCAGTAACAAACAGCAAACTTGGCGCAGACGCTGTTAATGGGGCTAAGATTGCAGATGACGCAATTGGCAATGAGCACATTAGAGACTCCGTAGCTTTGTCGGTTATCGGGCGTTCTTCCAGTACCAGCGGTAACCCCGCTGACATCGTTGCAGGTACAAACGGTCACGTGCTCAGACGATCTGGTACAACACTTGGTTTCGGCCAAGTTGCCAATGCTGGAATTGCTAACGGTGCAGTAACAAACAGCAAACTTGGCGCAGACGCTGTTGATGGGGCTAAGATTGCAGATAACGCAATTGGCAATGAGCACATTAGAGACTCTGCTGCATTATCTGTAATTGGGCGTTCTGCGAATAGCAGCGGTAACCCCGCTGACATTGCAGCTACTACCGATGGTTATGTCCTGAGACGATCAGGAACAACTTTGGGATTTGGTCAGGTTGTTACTGCTGGAATTGCGAATAATGCTGTTACCGAAGAGAAGTTAGGCACGATTAAGCGCACCCTCTTTCTTCGGGTGACCGCGCCAGACGACACATTAACAGTGGGAAGCACCACCAAATTCTTCCCGTTCCCGATTACCCTAAACAACTTTATCGTTGTCGACGCAAGAATCAATCTCATTACGGCATCGTCAAGTGGAACGGTCACAGTCGCTTTGTTAAATCAAGGCGGCACAATGACGACCTTATCACTTGCTGCTGGAGCAACGGGCATGAGCGCAAGCGGAACAATCTCAACATCGTACCGCACTGCGAAAACGAATAACTTTC